TAACCAGTCTTGGTGCCGCTGAAGTTGGCGGTCTTGGTCACGAACGGGGTCTGACGGAAGAGGATGTTCGTGCCAGGAAGAACGATTTCCTTGGTCTGGTCGCTGCCAGCCATTTCGTCGAACTTCTTCTGTCCACTTTCCGTGTGCTTCCAGTTGTCGATGATCGAGTTGTTAACAGTCGTTGCGTTGTAGATGTCTCCCAACACGTTCGGGCTGATAACCCCGTAGTACATGCCCTTCTTGCAAGGCAGTACGTCAATCGACACAAGCTGCTGCTTCATTTCACGAACCGTGGCTAGGTCTAGCGTGAAAGGCGAAGAAAGCAACCCGTTCTGGCTCACGTTGCCGTCGACTGTCGAAGCCGAGTCAGCAACCGCGCTGTACAACTCGCTGATCGACTGACCTGCTTGATAGCCCAACTCAACTGCCGAGTTGCCTACCAATTCGTCAATCGACGCCGCAATTGCGAACGCCGAGAAGTTCGTGTAGTTGTTCCACTCACCCACGGTTGCAGGTGCAGTGATCTGGCTCACGACTTCAGGAGCGCCCACGTTTCCGTCAGCAGCTTGCGCAGTGTCACCAACCAAGGTGTTGTACTGGAAGAACTGACGGTTGATGCCCATGTGAAGTCCCTGAACACGACGTTCAGCGACGGTCACAAATGCATCGGTCTCACCCTTTAGGTTCGGGATCAATTCCTTGTCGAAAAGGATCGCCTGCGCGGTGAGTACGTTTCCTACGTTTGAAGCTGATGGTGTTGGCCCGCTCATCGGATCATATCCATCTAAGACCTCTGACTGTTACGCTGTTTTACGAGCGGTGTCCTACTACCTGAATTCCCGCTGCAATCAATCTCTCACGGAAATTTTTGTCCGTTGCGAGCTTCTTGCGATAAATTGCGGGGTTCATCTTGCCGATTTCTCGGAGTAGTTGGGCACGGGTCGCTGCGGGGTCTTGCTGCGTCGTTGTCGACGCACTCGGGCGCTGTGCACTTAGCTGTCCGGGTTGCAATCCACCGTTGACCGCAGGCTTACGGGCCGCTGGTGTCTGATTAGACGCGGCAGGCGTAGAAGCCTGTGCCGTGGTCGTCGATGCGGGAGGTGCCACTGACGACTGGCTAGTTGTTTCTGGCGCGGCTGCTGCGGCCACGGGCGGCGTGATTGACGACGCTGGCGCGGCGGAAGCTGCTGCGGCTGCCGACTGGGAATTGTCCACAGTGACAGCAGATGTTGTTACATCAGTTGCTGCACCTTGTTGTCCATCCTTTACAGGTGGCAACTGGTGTTTTACCGCTGCAAATGTCTTTTCGAGATTGTCATAGGAAAGGACCAAATTGTTGGCCTTTAGATAATCGCCCATGATGTTCGTCGAGGCATCGCACGGTAGAAAATCGTGTTTGTGATCTTCCATCCAAGTAGCGGCGATGATGCGCCCGTGTTCGAGACTGGCTTTACGGGCAATATCAGCGTCGCGCTGGGCAGCCGTTGCTTTCTTAACGGCTTCCTGCATCTTGGCTGGGTCTTGTTCCTTCGCGGCTTCAGTAGCGAGACGATCACTCTCTGCTTGGGCTGCGTTCGCGGCCACGCTGCGCTCTGTTGCTTCCAGCGCGGCAGCGGACTGCTTAAATCTGTTGGATTTGATACGCTCAGCGTATCGGACGGCGTTAATGTGCGCCGCTTTCAATTTCTCAACGAAGACACGTAGTGCTTCGACTTCAGTCCCAAAAAACTCGAAGTGCGTGGCGCGTCCGATAGGACGCCCTGAGTCCTCATCCGTCACTTGATAATCGATGGCGTACTTTTTCTTTTCCTCAACCGTAGGAGTTTCCGCTACGGCCTCGACTGATTCTGGCTGATTCGCAGCCAACTCATCGGCCTGACGAGCAGCCTCTGATACGGCGGCTTGACGAGCGGCTTCGGCTTCATCTGCTGCGATCTGTGCGGCCTCTTCCGAGTCGGGTTGGCGCTGCGAGAACGGCACGTAGTCGGGATCGTTCATCATCTCGTAGGCAATTTTCTTGCCTTCGGGAGTTTGAAGCAACGCGTTGACAGCGCCCAATACGGCACCACCGGAACGCATCGCGTTCTTTAGTTCTTCGAGATTGGCAGATTTCAACCAATCAAGGTTGATCTGCTCGATAGTCAATAGTCTCATGATTCATTTCTCCAAAAATTCGATTCGTACTACTTCCCCTCGGCAGGGGATTTCTTGGCCTTTGGTCGTGATGGGTGAATTCCGAATGTGCGCGTGATTGCGTCTATTGGTGCTTTCCCTTTATCGGAAGGAGCGGCTGGGTGAATTCCAAACATCTCAGCGACGCGGCTCACGGCCTCTTCCTCTTCTTTCCTGTCTACGTGTCGGATCGAATCCGCGTGCGCATAGACTGACCTCATTAGGAGGTCTGAAAATTCGATGGCGATACGAGCACGTCGCTGCCTTTCGGAAACGACATGCTCCGCATCGAGACTTTCTGGGTCGACTTTGATAACGTCCTGAGTGAATCTTGCACATGCGTCATTTGCCATCTTGACTATGACTTTCCAGCCAGGGGTCATAACGGTCTGAGCCACTAAGACCTTTTCGCCTTGCGTCATGTCTGGACTTAAAATTGACTGTGCTTCCTTTTCAGGTTTCTTATTCACCATTGGACTCTCTTGTGTTTCTTCAGATATTTGATTACCCGTAACAACAAAACTGGATTTTCATTAAACAGGCCGATGCCGCGATTGCAATCAGCGCAAAGCAAGGCACGAACACGATTAGTTCTATGATCGTGGTCGACGGCGAGAGCCTGCCTTTTTCCCGTGTACGGATTGATGTGTCGTTCTTTTCTACGACAAACAGCGCATCGATTATTTTGTTTTTTGACGCGTTTTTTATAATCCTCGTGCGTCATTCCGTACCTATGTTTTCTGGCTACTTTCATCTGATCGCCAGATTCGTACCTTTCTCTTATATACTTTTTTCGTTTAGCAGTACGCCATCGCTTGTGCTTCTTTTCCCACTCGCTGGATTTTCTTTTGTGGTATTCTTTGTTTTCTTTCGCAGTCATCATCCCTCCTTTACAGAGATGATCGAGGGGTGGTAAAGGCACCCCTCAACCCTGTTTAGTTTCTACAACGCTGTTGTAGACCCAAACGATTCATTTCCCGGCTGCCCTGTAACCAACTCTGGGGCTGTTGATTTTTCAATGGCTTGACGGAACGCCTCATTGCCCGCCTTGCCCAACTGCTTCGCTTGCTCAATTTGCTGTTCATGCGCGAACTGACGTTCCGACTGCTGTTGCATGAACTTCTGCTGATTCGCCTGCAATGCTGCTGGCGAGTTCGCTTGATGCTGAGCCTTTCGCTCTGGTGTCATCGGCTTCAAGAACGACTGGCTGAACTTCCAACCCGCTGCGTCCGTGAAAGCCTTGAAGATCGCCACCGCGTCGAACTCATATCCCGCGTCGTTCGCGTTTTGCACGAACGTTGGGTTGTTCAACAACTGGATGATGATCGGAAGTGCCTGGGCCATTTCTTTCTTGGCACCAAGCTTAGCGCCTGCAAGGACTTCATACTCGATGTTGGCCTCACGGAAATCCATGTGGTCAATCAAGTTCGGTTCGCCGAGTTCGTCACCCAACATGTCGCGGATGACCGAAGTCGGCAACAACAAGTTGTTTAGTTCGTCCATCTGGTACAACCACGGCTCGAACACTTGACGAACAAAACGGCCTGTTGGGCCGTCAAGACGCGATGCGTTGGCCTGAATGACCGCCGCTGCACCCGTCCCTGAACGCATGCCCGTGGTACGAACACCAGCGGCACCTGCGCCCTGAATTACTTGCTCGTTTGCGCCCGAAGTGGATGCACCCGACTGCTGTGCTTGTGCGATGAACTGCCACGCCTCGCCTGGGACTTGAGGCATCTGAAGGAACTTGAACGCCTTGTCGACGTCCTCTTCCACATCGATGATGCCGCCCTGACGCCATCTGACGTCTTGGCTTAACGTGTTGAACCCTTTCTTACGAACTGCGGTCGGCTGCAAACCATAAGCAAGAAGATCGAGTGCAAGGTTTGTTACGCCTTGTTCCACGATCTGTTCACTTCCGATTAGCAGGCCCAACCCCTGTCCATAAAAACAATCTGGGATGTTGCGCCAGTTGAACGAGAAGAACGGAATTCTTCCGTACGGATTCTCTTCATTGCGAATAAGAATGTTGCGACCATTGAACGAAAGAATAACGATGACCTTCTCGTCGTCCCAACGTTCCAAGATTTCAATCGGAGCCTTTGTCGGGTCCGCTGATGTCTTGTAGCTGCGCGGAAGTGCATGCTGGATGTATCCCATCATGCCTTCTGGCAACGTCATGGTAATATTATCTGGGCCGGATGTTGGCTTCTCACCAAAGAAAATCTGTTTCAAAACAGACTCATCTGGGATGTTGTAGCCATCCACGCCACGTAGCTGATCTAAGTCCGCGTATGTCGCGTAATCGCGATACACGACCCAACCCGCGCGGCGAATGTCTCCGACACGACATCCTGGGTTCACGAGAACGGTACGAATGTCCGTCCACTTGATCCACGGATGCGAGATTTTCTTGTTGTAAAACTCGACTTCGTAATCGTCTGAGTCGGGGGTGTCGATCAACTTGATCGTGCCGTCTGGCTGTTCAAGAGCCTGACGCTCGCCCTTCCTCTTGTAACGACGCATCCTCTTGTTGTACTCAACGTAGCCGTACTTCATGATACCAGTGCCCAACAATGCGGCCTGTTCAAGCGTACGCTCTACCTCTTCCTCGAAGCGCATCGCGCCCAATTGCGCGGCAAAGATCGCCGTTTTTGATCTCACCATGTCCTGTGTCACTGATGGACGAGGACGAAGCGAGAACGGAGGGTCTTCATAGAAGAGACCCCCCATAACCTTGGGAACAATTGACGAAATGTGATTCGATACCATGTACTTTGGTACCGAAGCGTTGCCGACGTTTCCGCCGTCAAACGCTGACTGAGTCGCTGGCGACTGATACAACAAGTCGGCCATCGTCCAGCCGTTCGACCACTGCTGAATATTGATATAGTTGTCGGCCTCGGCTACGTCGTCGATAACCAACTTGACTGCTGCCGAATCCTTAAACTGAAGCACATCGGTCTCGTCTGAGACCGCTATGTCGTCCCTGGTTATTTCGGCGGACGGGTCAATGTAGAGGTCGTGCAGCTTTTGCTCGATCCTCTGTTCCTGCGCGTCCAATGACATGCGGTTAGTACCTCATTCCAGGCGGCAGGATTTTGCCGAGTAATTTCTTCAATTGCTCCGCTCTAGGGTTAACTGGCGGTTGTGCTGGCGCTGCCGCTGGTGGCGCACCACCTGATGGTTTTGTCGGAGAATTACTACCGAACATGCGATTGTACGCGGCATCTTTTGCCGCCTTGGCTTGACGCTGTTCGTGTTCCTTCTCCACGTCTTTCGGGTCGGGGTTGTGCTGCAACGCCGTTGATGGTAAGTGCGATGTGATTCCCAGTGATAGAGCGTCTGGGATATCGTCCTTACGATACGTCGTGCTCTTTCCGCCCGTATATTCGGTTAATTGCTTGTACGTCTCGTCGATCCAGTGCCCGCTAACAAACCACAAGCGGTCGTGACCCAACAAGAATTCGGCGTCCTTGATGCGCTCACGTTTTGCGTTCGGCTTGTTTGATACTGGGCGCTGTCGAACATTGGAGAAAATGTCCGAGCCGCGCAACTTGGCGTAGTTCTTAATGTTCTCCATCAAGAAGTTCACGCCATTCGAGTTCTCGATGTAGACGCACTTCGGTCGGTGCTTCTCGTAGTACTTGATCATGTTAGACGCCAATTCCGACGCCTTCCACTTATCAAGAAATACTTCGATTACGACCACGCAATATTCGTTATTTTTGTTTTTGTAGATGCCCAGCGTTACGCCGACTGAATAGTCCGACGTGCGGCTGTGCTCGCTGTACGCGATGTCCCAGGTCTGGATGATCTCCATGTTCTGGGGCGCTGCCGTGCGGTCGTACTGATGAGCACGTAGCGTATCGAGATCGAACTGATTGATATACAGATCGATTTCTTTCGGGTCTGTTGCGATGTTAAGCTGCTGGTTCTTGAAAGAAATTTCCTTCTTTTCTTTCAGCTTTCTCATCAGCGCTTTAAAGTTGTGGCTCTTGCTCTCCGGCCACCACAGGTCAACCATTTCTTCGGTGACCTTGAACATGCCGTTCGGCTCTTTCAGCAACTGCTCGTAAAGGGCGCGGTACTGTGGTTTAGGAGTCCAAGCTGAAATCGACAAAAACGAATACGGTTCTGGGTCGTTATTATCTGCGTCCCTGTTCATGCGCGTGCCGTACCAGTCTTTGGTAAAGTAGCGCGTGCCGACTACGTCTGTGAAGCCCCAGCCCTCGACGATATCACCAGTGCTGTTGATTTTACCAACTAGCGTTTGTCGAAGTTCTTCTGTATTCGAGTTCGAATAATCAACGACGTCGTCCAGTTTTCGGATATCGCAGCGCATACCCGTAAACGACGATTCCATAGACGTCTTCCAAACATGCGCGTCTTTTGACTTGTGAATTGCGGCTGGACATTTTAACGACGAATCCGATTCGCCTGCGCGACCATACAGCACATACTCGGGAAACAAAATCTGAAATGATGAAGGCTCGCCATTTACGGGCAGATAAAAATAGCCTTTGATTTCGCCAAATAGCTGCTTAGCCAGAGCACGAAAAGCCGTAGCAATAAGAATACGAACGTCAGGACAATTCAACATCCACTGCACTGCGTCGATTCCGTCAATAGTCGATTTACGTCCCGAGCGGGGCGCAAACAACATCATCGTCTTCGTCGGCGTCTTGCCGTCTTGGGCTACGCGTACCTGCTTGTCAAACATCACAGGCAAATCTGCGCGGGAGAAACTTGGAAAAAACAACCCGTCAAAATTCTTCTGCACGAACATGTCGCAGATCATCTGATGGGCCTTGTGAAACATTCTCATGTTCACAAGACTGCATAGCCAGAACAAATCCTTTCGGGCTTTGTCGCGAAGGTCTAGCCAGCGACGAAATGAAACCACCTCGTCCACTTCGTACAGCTTACGAAGATTGACTTTTTGTCCCGACAGGGTTTCATATTCCCACTGATCAGGATCAATCTTAACGGTGATGCCGCTATCGACCAACTCAACAGCGCGAATAGACACCGCGTCTACAGACGGATTAGGACGACGTTGCTTGTTTTTTGTCTCGCGCTTTTTCTTTTCGAGAGGCTCGTCTTCTTCCTCTAGTTCTTTCTCGTTGATGTTCGCGCCTTCGTAGGTCGCCAAAAGCTGAACCAGCGGTCGGCATTCACTCTTATAGAAAAGCCCGAGCGCATCTTGCTCTTGCGCCCATTCCAAATCACGGACGTGTTGAGACAACCGATTCGTTATTTGTTCCTCGGTCGGTCTTGCGGGTTGAAGAGCCGCGAGTTTTTCGCGTTCCTGCTTCTCCCTCGCCCTCTGATTCCTTTTACGTTCTGCTGCTGATAGAGCCATTTCAATATTGTCCTTGGCCCTATTAGATTGGCGGGCCTACTTCTGCGCGTCTGCGTACTGCTTCACGTTCTCTTGTCGATTCTTCAAGCCCTCGGCGACGTTTCCGAAACCACTCACCAGGGCTTTAGCTTGATGAGCCAAACTATACGACGGCGCTTTGGGAGCGCGAGCCTGTGGAACATGCGGCGCTTCTGGCTTCTTTGGCGCGAACGAAGATGTCGAGTTTCCTTCGACTGATTCTGTAAACCTGTTCGCTTTCGCCAACGTGTCTTTTGCGCTGTTCAATGCGTCTGATACTGCGTCGTTTGGCATACGATTATCCTTGCAACTAATCAGGCGTCGGTGTCGGTATGATGCGCGGCGCTGGATTGTCGTTGGGCTGTTTCTTAAACTTGGCGATGATAGACTCTGCCTTTGAGCAAACGTTCATCGCCCCACTTCCGCCTAGAAGATACGCTATGCCCGACAAATCCGGCATTGCTCCGTTTCTAAGGACCAAGTATGTCACCCAGCAAATCGAGGCGATGACTAGAATGAACGCGGTCAGATGCGCAGCATTTACAGAACTGTCTTTGTCATCAAGCGCTCTTGAAAGAAGAGACATGCGTGCCTGCGTTTTTACTTCTTGAATCCCTTCAGCGTCTTGGCAAAATTCGCCATGTGAACAACGTGTGGATTAGACGAATGCGTTGCCGCTTCGACTTTTTCCTGCGGTATGTTTTCGCCTTCTGGAACACCAAGAGCGCGATGCAAACCGCCTTTTCTAAGATGATGGATGGCCCTGTAAAGTGAGGGGTTTTTTGCTTTCTCCACGATTTATTCTCCGGGCCGCATAAACTTTATCCAACCACTCGTCGAACTCACTCAACGTCATGTCTGAGCGCTTTTGATTACAGTGATTGTGAGCGGGGGCAACGTTCTCTTTAACGTTTGCACCGCCTCTTGACAGCGGTATAATATGGTCAAGACTCAACCTAAACGGACTTCCGATCTCTAACGAGACTTGTCCTCCGCAAAGATGACACAGAAAACCACGCTTCTCTACAACGATTCTCCACTCTTCTTTTGTAAGAGTAGAAACGGCGTGCCATTTCTTAGCACGGCCATTGGCGACGAGGGCAGCGGTGGCAAATGGATTCCGTTCTCGCCAAAGTCGATTCTCTTTACGAATCCTATTTCGGCTTTTACGTCTACGATCTCGCTCTGCTACGTTAGCCGCTTCTTTATTTCGCTTTTTCCACGGAATAATTTTACCTGCTTCATCTCTGATTGCAGGATTTATCTGTCCTCTTCTCGGCATGATATCCCCCTACAGGATAACAGGGCGTGTGTAGGGCACGCCCCGCCTATTGCAGTACTACAAATTTGCTATGCTCCTGCCGCTGGAGACGGCATCGGCAAACCCGCTGGGCCTGCTTGCGCCGCTGGAACCCCGTGCTGGCCGCCGTCTGCTTCCATCTCACCTGGGTTAGGCATACCCATGTGGTCTTGCAACGAATCGTGAACACCATCTAGATCGTGGTGTGCAGAACTCTCTGACGACATCGAGCCGTCTTCATGCTTGTAGTGACGGGTCTTAGTGTGGCTGCCGTCTTTGTGATGATCGATGCGAATCTTGTGTAGCTTCTTTTTCGCCATTTTACTCTCCCTTGGCAATCTTCTTTACTTCTTCGTGAATGCTAGGGTGAACCTTTTCTTCAGCGGCCTCTTCGTCCTCATCCTCTTTGTCAGGATCGACGCGAAGGTTTTCTTCTAGGCCGTCGTGAATACCGTCGAGGTCGGGCTTAGAGTATCGCTTGTTAAAATCCGCGCCCTTCTCGTGATGATGTTCCATCGTCGCACTGCCGTCGTTATGAATCTCGATCTCGGTGTGCGTAAAGCCGTGTCCTGCGTGTTTCATGGTGTGTCCTTTATCAACTTCCTGGCTCAACATCTTCGTCTACGAGACTTTCTCTCAAAATCGGAACGGCGCTGTAGCCGTCTGAGTCTTTATAAACGGCGACTACGCCGCCCGGATCGACTCTGGCCGCTTTGTAATCCCCGCCACACAACAGGCGAGACAATTCTTTCATGATCGAGCCGTGCATAGCGCTAATGGTCGGCTTACCCGATTCTTCTCCCAGTCGAATAATCCTCATCAAACGAGGATCAACTCGCTTTCGAAACTCATTCACGCTCTCGCCACCGGGGATTCGTACACTCGGATTCTTTCGGTAGTACTCTAGTTTTTCTTTGTTCTCTTCACTCTTCGGCATGCCCGTGAAGTCACCAGTGTTAAGACTGTTCAAGCCCTCGATCTCGTGCGCTTCCATTCCCTTGGCCTTCATCAAAGGCTCTAGAGTTTGCGCAGTCCTTTGCATGCCGCTGTGAAACGCTGCACTGAAGTCCCTGGCGTTGAATAAAGGAACAAGCGCTTCTGCCTGTTTCTTGCCGCTGTCGTTCAGAAGAACATCCGCGTCGCCGCGAAATCTTTCTTTGCCGCCGTCTGGGGGATCATTCAGATCGGTCTCACCGTGTCTGACGAAAAATGCGACGATCCTCTTCATGGTTTCTTTTCGCCGCGACGGTATTTGTAGCCGCCGCCAAAATCCTCTTCTTGTTCTTTATCGTGTGACGGCATGAGTTTCTGTGCTTCTCGCCAGGAGATGTTTTCGCCTTCGTGCCCGTCACAGCAGTCGTCCCAATCGACGCCTCGGCCTTTGTGCTCCGACATGGCGTCGCTGGCTTCATCTTGTTTCTCAGACATAAGAAGACAAATGCCGTCTTTCCCCTTGTCGTCTGTTGAAACGAAATGCTTGCAAGGAGCGCCCTGCTTAAATCCACCGCAGTTGGTTCCAGTAGGACTCTTAGCCCATTCCAATCCAGTCTGATCCGCCGCCTTGTCGCCTAGCGTGTTGACGTTATAGACCACTTCGCTATCTGCAACCGCGAGAGGAGTCCCACCACGCTGGTAAACGCACACGGGCGTATAGGCTTCTCCGTCCTTCATGGCTCGATCAATAACAATGTCCGGGCCGTGAATCTGGCATCGCTTCTGGTTTATGTATAGAAACGGACAATTGAAACACGACTTCGGCTGATTGCCTGTATCTTTACCGCCGACGAAGGCCAGCGCCCATCTCTGCACACCAATAACGGATTTGATTTGTACCAGTTTATCCGCCATGAGCCTGTCGTGCCTTATGCGCGTGAGCGTACGTGGGTAAGCCCTTATTGGGAGTTGAAGCAAATTCGTGCAATTGCTTGTGGCTCATGTCCGCCATGCCTTTATTTCTTTCGTATAGCTTTTCTGGCTCGTGCTCTGCGATACGCATGGCGATTGCTTGTTTTTGTGATACAGCAGGCACAAGGCCCTCTCTTGATGTAACTCAAAATTACATCTGCGTGTTTTTCTAACCAGCCTAAACGCGTATTACACTGCTGACACAAAACCCCGCGATGGGTTTTAGGGACAGAATGGTCTACGCACATTTTCTTAGCGCGTTTTCCACAAATATCACAAACTTTCTCGTGAAGTACCCTCTGTTCTTTACGAGTCAGTCCATATCTGCGTTTGGCTGTATCTTCTAATTGAATATTTCTGTTTTGAAGTAGGTTGTTCTTTCTCCAACGCCTACTCACTTCTGGATGCTTTCTTCTCCACCGACGAGCGTGCGCGTTTCTTTCTGCCTTATTTTTGTACGGCATTTACTCTCCTCTATAGAGTAAGGGCGGTGATAGAGGCACCACCCAAACCTCGCAGCCTTACGGCCACAAAAACTTACTCCGACTTTTTGGTTGGCTCCGCGTCAGACTTTAAGTGCGATAGATGATTGTTCAACAAAGTACTCATGTTGGCTTCCATGAGCGACATGTGTTTATCGGCTCTCATGAAACGAGCGTCGACCTTATCAATGAAGTCGCTGACTTTCTTAACGAAATCGATGCACGGTTGAATTGCGGCTCGACTTTTCCAGCCGACGACAACCACCGTGATAAAAATTCCGTAGTCTTTTACAGCGGAACTCAACTCACCTATAGTCAACTGACCTGGGTTGAGCATGATGTCCCTGGGAAAAATGTAGGTCGGGCTATTACCGTCCTAGGCTGTGGATTCCACACGGTCTTCTGGGGGTGCGCCTCACGCATGAGGCTCTCACTACCACTCAGAATAAAATGGGGGCCATCTCCGACCCCCGATGGTTTTAGGCGCTGATCGAGAATTCGTACAGCTTTGCCTTGTTGCCTGCGTCGCTCTGGCTGAAGGTCACGCCAACAACCAAGCCGAACGGGCCGCCCAACGCACCAGGAAGCTGGTTCGAAGCGCCGCTCGATGAGCCGAACACAATGCCAGTCAACGAGTTCTGCAACGCAACGTTATTGCGCTCAACAGTGTTGTTGACAAGCGAGGTGTAGAAGCCGCCGACGATGCCGCTGTCGTTGTTGCCCTGTAGGCAAACATCGAACGCGTAGTTGTACCAGATGCCGTCAACGCCCGGAGCGAATCCGCCGTTGATGTCAGCTAGCAAAGTGTAGGTCGGGCTGGCGAATGAACCAGTTACCGCGTACAACTCAACCTTGACCGTTTCCGACGAGGTGATCGCCGAAGAAGGCAAGAATGCGCCGCTCGCTACGACTTCAATCAACTGGCCGTTCAGCTTGTTGTCTGCTGGAACGATCAACGCGCCGTTAGCGTTGCTCGACGACGGAGTTGCTGGGTTAGTCCACGTTGCACCTGCTGCGAACGCGGCGTTGCGACCGAAATATTTAATCGCCGTTCCAGTTCCGCCTACGGATGACGGGAATTGCCCGTTCACGCCGAAGTCTTGAATTAAAAACATGAGTGCTTTCCTTTTAGTGTACGATATCCGACTCGGATCACAAATCGGAGACCGCTTTTATGGGATCGCTTTGGATTGACGCTCTCGCGTCTAGCAATACCATTCATCCCCCGCGTCGCGGGGAAACTTTTATTTAATGCAACGACTAACCTGGGTGTTATTGGCACTGTTGGTGCTGTTACCAGAGATCACCTCACCACAGATAATTGTTGGCTTCTGTGTTCCCTGCCACATTGGCGGAGTATCACCAATAAACGGGCCAAATGGCGACCACGTTGTTGGAACGGGAATCGATGGTGTTGTTTGAATAGGTGGCACCGTAATCGGTGGCATCAAGATCGTCGTGTCGCGTGCTTGCAGCATAATGACTTGCGACTGAAGCTGAAGAACTAAATCCTTCAGCTTTTGAATTTCGAGTTCGAGTTTCTTAACCTTATTCACTTCCACACCCACTTACATACGCACACTACTACGTCCCAAGGGTTTTTCTTTCTCAAAGTCGCGCCACATCTCGGACAGCGACGTTCCCACATGGAACCCCCGCAGGACTAGTTAGTGAGAAACGCCCTGATTGTCAATCCACTTGAGAATTGAACCGCCAGTAGGAGAGATCAACTGAAGAATATCGGAATTATCGAAGTCACTGAATGCGTCAGCGAAGATCGCTGCAAGAGAAGCCGAGCTAGTCAAACGGGTGTAATACGGGCCATAGTGCGTTCCGTTCGTCGGGCTAGACGCTGGCTTATTGACCACGCCGTTTTGATCGACGTTCACAAGAATGTTGCCACTGTGATCGACGATTTGAATCATGTCCAACGCCTGAACGTTATTCGCTAGCGCGGTGGCCCAGGAAGTCCCTTGAAGACGACCCAGCATTGCTTGTAAAGTGGCTGCCATGTTTTTTCCTTGCCGCGACGCGGCTAACAGTCTAATACACAAAACCCCCTTTGCGAGGGGGTTTCGTTGAACAAAATATTTTGGTTGGGGCGAGTGGACTCGAACCACTATTACGCGGTTCAGAGCCGCGCTTCCTACCGATTGAAAGACATCCCAACAGAAAAACGTTGCCGCCCCCACAAGGGCGAAGGGATCACTTTTCATCAGTCCTGGCTGTTACCTAGGCAGAGCCTTACTGACTACCGGATCAGCGGCAAAAACTTATTTACGACGAAAATACGTACGGATTTTGTGGCAGTTCGCACAAACTACTTCGCACTGAGAAACCAATTCAAGAAGTTTTTTCAGACCGACCTTCTGAGAAAGGGCTGCAATCGTTAGACTGCCGTTGCGTGGAATAAGGTGATCAAATTCCATCACGTAGTGCGGGTATTGTATTCCGCAATCCTTGCAAGGCACGTTCTTCAATGACTGCAACAATTGCTTTGCTACTTCATGTGATTTCTGCATAAACTTGGTTGGAGGAGAAGGACTCGAACTTTCACCTGACTGATTCAAAGTCAGCCGTGCTACCAATTACACTATCTTCCAACAGAAAATTGGAGCCATCGACGGAGTTGCACCGTGCACTTTCGCGTTGTCCTTAATGACGATTATCGACGGTTCAGAAAATGGCCCTCGCCCGTGGAATCGAACCACGACTTCATGTGTTTCAAACAGGAGTGCAACCACTACACCAAGCGAGGATGGAGGAAGGCCCCGGAATCGAACCGAGTCACGCCCTCTCGAACGTGTCGCCGTTTTCAAGACGGATGAACGCCATCGCTCGCCGCCTTCCTAACACAAAACTGGAGGAGAGCCAGAGAATCGAACTCTGTCGCGCCCTTTCGAACGCGTCATCGTTTTCGAGACGAGTACCGACCATTCAGTGCTGCTCTCCAAACTGGCGGATCAGGAGGGACTCGAACCCCCACAACCTTTCGGTTGATAGTTTAGCAAACTATTGCGTCTACCAATTTCGCCACTGATCCAAAATTATAGAACAAAATTCTTGTCGCCACAACCGTGCGCAACACTTTGATACGCGTCCCAAAGTTCGAATATCTGTTTGCGTTGAACTTGAATCACATGATTCTGCCACATGCTGACCAAGCCAGTAAACAAGAACGCTAAGAAGGACGCAATCGCTAGCCTGCGCCACTTTCTCATCTCACGATAATCACTCATCATAGTGCTTGTTTTGATCAGCCACCACGCCGATAGCAGGGGCCGTTTCTGGCGTACCCACTGGCAGCTTAGGCATGCTGTCGTCCACACTAGGCACGGATACTGGGGACTTCGAACGAACGTACGGTTTTGTTGAACGAGGCAAGGTCACCCTTGCTAGCTCTTTCTTAATCACTGATATCGGCTCGACCCAGGTAGAAACCGTAGCGCCATCCACACCAGCGATCACGATACCGATGACTTTCTTCGTGCGCTTGTCGACAACCGAACTTCCAGATGCGCCATGAGAATCGAATTCGTCGACGCCGAAAAACCCTTTCATCTCTCCGCTTTGAGCTACTTTAGAAGAGACGCGACCGTTACTTGCGAACTTGCCTAGAGCAAGACTGAAGTTGACGTCAATCGTTTGGTCGCCGATGCGAGCATCGCCCTCGTCTCCGAGCGGCGTGACTGGATACTTCTTGTCGGTGCGCAAATAATACTCAGCGTAATCAAGCGGTTCGTTCATCGCTGATTGAAGCAACGTCACGGGAGTTAACGACCCGTTGATATCTTCGGCGACTGAGAACTCCATGTCTTTCGGCAAATCGGGATTCGCCGGGGTGCAATGTCCTGCGCCCAACAAATAGTAGCCTCGGTCGCCAGCTTTACTGATGACTTGAACCGTGCAAATAAAACGATCACGAATGCCCAGGTCGTGCGAACTCGCGTACAACGCAAGAGCGCCGTCGTAAACCTTCTTGTCAAAGCCTTTCAAATCTTTGACGTTTGCAAACGCAGGCGCAACAGAAAGAACCATCGCTAAAAGCACAGACAGCACACGTCTCATAAGGGCACCTTTACGAACGGCTCAGTTCAGAGCACTACCGTCCGAATGACCGCCTTCTGTAGAAGCCCTCTGTTCGGTCTTTTCTTTTTGATGCGGACAATAGCCACAACATCCAAGTGCCATATTACAATTATGGCAAAGAATTTGAAATGTATCAGGATAGCCGTTTCTGACCGCCCATCGATACATTCTAAAGGCACCGCCACCTAACTCTCTTCTATGTTTTTGACCTTCACCATTTTTATGATCGAGAGCCAAAAATTCTTTTCTAGTCTCACCGCAACAAACGCACTTTTTGCCGTAGTGTTCTAAGACTTTATCTCTCAGCCGAGCATATCGCCCACGGTCAAATTGCTGCCTGTATAGGGCCTTGTGCTCTTGGGAGCAGGTCTTTCTTAAATGAAAACCAACTTCTCTATTGCAGCCTTCTACTTGACACAGGTTCATCTCGGCCTCCGACAAGGCGAGGGGCGACGTGTCGGCGTCGCCCACCCAATTGAACGTTCAAAATGGCAGGGGAGGAGAGACTCGAACTCCCGTCTTAACGTTTTGGAGACGTACGTAATGGCCGCTATACGACTTCCCTGCTGAAAATGGCTCACGATCTTGGACTTGAACCAAGAACCTTCTCCTTAACAGGGAGCCGCTCTACGTTGGAGCTAATCGTGAAAAGAAAATTGGCTGTAGGCAAAGGATTCGAACCTTCATCGTAGGCATTAACAGTGCCCCGTCTTACCGTTAGACGAACCTACAACAGAAAACTAAATCGGTGGGGATGCAGCAATCCGCATCGTGCAGTCAGATCGTTACGTGCCGTTCGATCTCTGCCGAGATCGCGTCGCACTCTGCTCGCTACGGATGTGAGAGCTACTCACACACCCCCGTAGAAACTGGTGGAGAGACAAGGACTCGAACCTTGGAAGTCCGCAAGGGACGGCAGGGTTACAGCCTGCCTAGTTTGCCGCTACCGAACCTCTCCGTAAAATTTGGAGCAGAAACCGGGACTCGAACCCGGACAGGTTCCTTACCAAGGAACTAGGCTACCATTACATCATCCCTGCTCAAACTTGGAGCACCGTCGTGGAATCGAACCACGGCGTCGGCGCTACGAGGGCCGCATCATGCCATTAGATCAACAGTGCTCAAATCTTTTTTATTTCCAGTCCCGCTGCATCGGACGAAGACCCTGTCGCGGGAGACCTCTGCCACATCAAATCAGGAGTGCCGACGTTCCTATCTATGCGCTGGGTGTCCGACTTCAACAACTTCGCTGGATCAGTCACGCCGCGCATCGGGTCAGGCGTTTCAACTCTCTGCATGCCTTTGCCCATCGTTATCTTTGGGCCTTTACGAGCCTTATGGGCTATGGAGTAAAGAAATTCGTTGGGCATATAAACCTTGGAGCAAAGTGTAAGATTCGAACTTACGTTCTCCGGGTACAAGCCGGATGTCCTAAACCGCTAGACGAACCATGCTCAAAACTTGGAGCGAATTGCGGTAATCGAAACCGCGCCTGAACCTTGGCAAGGTTCCACGCTACCACTACGCCAAACTCGCTCAGAAATTTACACCAGTGTTATCGTCCTCTTCAACTGGTTACCACACAACCGCCGTACGACGGCAAGGAACGTGTGCGTTCGAACTTGGAGCGGGTACGGGGACTCGAACCCCGACACTCAACTTGGAATAATGAGGTGCTACCGTTACACCACACCCGCTCAAAAACTGTATTCCCCAAGGAAAACGTTTCGAACCGAACGCCTTTTCAATGAGGGCTGGTCAGGCTATGAATGCCCAGATTGTTATAAGCAACCCGCGCTTCAACCGATAAAGTCTCGCCAGCTTGGTCGTCGACGACCTTAGCGTCTCACCAGCGAAACCGATGTGTCAAGATGGTTGCGGATGCGGGAATCGAACCCAGCCTAGACCTGCTTATGAGACAGGTGACTTCACCAGAAGTGCTAACCCGCAATTAAAATCTTTCTTATTCGTGATTCTTTTTGGCCGTTGCTATCGAGCCGCGTCTTGCGTTCAGCTTTCCAGCGTCAGGGCGATTCGGGTTAGCCACCAATGCCTTCACGATCTCCGTATCTTCCAATTCAATCGCTTTCACATCCAGCGCCGTATCGTTTGACAGCGCAAGATTCTTTGCGTTCACTGCTGGAATGTTTGAATTTGCGGCCATCTCTTCTCCTAAAAACTTGGTAGTCGGTGAAGGAATCGAACCCTCATCAGTCGCTAATCAGGCAACGGTCCTACCGTTGAACGAACCGACTACATAAAATTTGGTGGACGGTGACGGATTCGAACCCTCAACTCCTCGGTGCAAGCGAGGCGTTTTCCCAGTTGCTACTAACTGCCCACGAAAACTTTTACTGATAGACCTTCCAGCCGAACTTCACGGCGACTCGATTATACAAGTCGATGAACGGCGACGCGGTCACTTCCGCGATGAAAACAAAAAACTCAACAACGTTTTGAATCTTCGGATGCTTCTCTAACCAATCTTGAAAACTCATTACTTGCTCTTCGTCACGTACTTGTTCAGCAAGTATACCACGAGTGCCACCGCTGCGGCAATCGCTCCGAAAATAACTGCAAGCTGTCCGCTCATGTTCACTCCTAAAATTGGCAGAGCTAATCGGATTCGAACCGATGTGACCACCTTGAAAGGGTGGCAGCCTAGGCCGCTAGCTGATAACTCCGCTGAAACTTGGTAGGGCTACGGGGATTCGAACCCCGGCTATTCGGCTGAGAACCGAGCGTCCTGCCACTAAACGATAACCCCACAAACTTGGTAGTCGGTGTCGGACTCGAACCGACTCGGCGCACTAATCGGGTGCTCGCGGTTTATAAGGCCGCGCTGCATACCCATGCTACCGACTAAAGGCTGAGAAGACGGGGGATGGTTACCCATTACGGGGCAGCACCCCAGCATACGATCTGGGACATCCCGTCACTCTTCCCACAGAACTTGGTAGCCAACCACGGAATCGAACCGTGCCCACCTCTTTGTAGGAGAGGCGCATACGACCAGTTTGCTAGTCGGCTAAAACTTTTGGTGGGCCGCCCGAGGCTCGAACTCGGACATTGGGCTTAAAAGGCCCCATTGCTGCCGCTCGCATCCGCAGCCCACTGTACACTTATAAGTTGACAAACAGTTGTCAAACGTCAACCTATAAGTTGACAAAACTTGGTGGGTTGCCCGAGACTTGAACTCGGAACTCGCTCCTTAAGAGGGAGGAATGTTGCCGCTAACACCTGCGACCCATAGAACCTTATAGCTTTGTTTTCGTTCTGCCGTCTTTCTTTGATGACAATTAGCACAACGTACTTCACATTTCTCAATTTCTTCACGAACCGTTTTCTCTGAGAACGAAAGCAAACGACTCATGTCGTCTCTCTTCTCTCCGCGAACGTGGTCAAATTGAAGAACCATTATATCTGTTTCACCACAATCGAGGCAAGGATGCTGCAACAAATAGTCGATAATCATTTGCTGATTTCGAACAATCTGTTCTGCTTTTCGAGCAGCACAGTTTTCCATGTGCTTTTCTCGGTGGTTTCTATACCACTTAGCTTGATCTTCTTTCTTGCCCATCACTTTGGTCGTCCGTAGCCAGGATTCTGTTTCCGCTTACGCGGTGACGTTCATTCCTCTCTAGTCGCCCGAAGGCGAAGCCTGCTACCCGCGCTGTCACTGAACGCCAACAAAGTCCTCTGCGCCTATTTGCAGTTGCACTCGTGTGGATTGTCTCGGCTCCAATGAGTGGTGCTGGTGCTCGACTCTTTCGAGTGCGTTACCCAGTCCACTACCGAGGCTTACCCGTACGCTTACGCGTCCCGCAACTTCCACGGCACGGTGTTGACTCGTGTCCTGAACTTCCTCGAAGGGATCGGACCTTCGCGAACATCTGGACAACCAACTTGGAGCACAGAGTGAGATTCGAACTCACGGTAATCGTTTTGCAGACGATTGACTTAGCCACTTGTCGATCTGTGCAAACTTTGGTGCCTCTGGTCAGACTCGAACTGACACGGGCGTTAGCCCACCGCGTTTTGAGTGCGGCGCGTCTGCCTGTTCCACCACAAAGGCACGTAAACTTTTTGAGCGCCTGAGCCTTGTCCGCTGCGCGACACGTTGGCGAGTTTCACGCCCTACTCCGGCCCGAATCACTGGTTAGCCACTCGCTACCCACCGCTCAAATCTGGAGGCCTCGGTGAGATTCGAACTCACGACCCACTCTTTAGGAAAGAGTTGCGCTGTCCGCTGCGCTACGTGGCCTTAATTTCTCTTCCTCTTCTCTGTGACAATTAGCACATAGAAGAATACACTTTTTAATTTCTTCCGATATCGTGTTCCAACTTCTGTTTTTAAGTCCCGTGTACGTGGACTTGTCTGCTGGGTTTACGTGATGAAATTCTAAGGCACCCAAACATTTCGAATACCCACAGCGAACGCATTTCCCACCCAATAATTCAACTGCCCTCTTTTTATTAGCGAGTTGAGTCTCAGACCTGTAATCTTTCAAACAGGCCTTACACCAAGACATTTTTGTCGACCTGCCGCTTTGGGTATAAAAATCTTTCTCGTGTTTCGACAAAATACATCGACTACAGATTTTCATCTCACTCTCCCTAAAGAGTGGGTTGGGGTGTTAGGGCATCCCTTCCCTTGATGCATCAAACCTGGAGCACCCACTGGGAATCTAACCCAGATCACGGCCTTCGGAGGGCCGAGTCCTGTACATTGAACGACAGGTGCAAAATCTGGTAGACCGTAGAGGATTCGAACCTCTATCCGTGGTTTCGTAGACCACTATCCTATCCGTTGAACGAACAGTCCACTTAAAACCAACGACGCGCTCTTCGTGTTGCCGTATCGCGTCGTTCGATCCGTATATGCGATTCCAAAGAGACGGATCGAGAAAGTCTGTTTCCTCTCGCCACGGAACAACGCGTAGCGAATCATGATATGTGCCGACGTATCCCACGACACGGGAAGATTGGTAGCCCCACTCGGATTCGAACCGAGATTACACGGGTAGAAGCCGTGTGTCCTGTCCGTTGAACGACAGGGCTAAATTTTTGACGGCGTCCTATCCTCTAGACGACAGGTTCGAGACGCGCCTCATGCAAGGCCGACCACGCTCATTGAACCAACTTGGATTCGAACCAAGGTCTCCGTCTGATCTGCCAGCCAGTGTTGCGTGCTGGGCTTAAACTCAAACCATCCGTCGATGGCCGAGGACTGGCACGTCTGCCAATCACGCTCGTAAAACTTGGTGCGCTAGGCGAGAGTCGAACTCACAATCCCTTTCGGGCCGGGGGTTTTAAGTCCCCTGCGTATGCCATTCCGCCACACGCGCAAAACTTGGTCCGCCGCGAGAGATTCGAACTCCCACGCCACAAGGGCATCAGTTTCTAAGACTGACGTGTCTGCCGTTCCACCAGCAGCGGATTAAATCTCGTCACACAACGCGTCGTAGCATCCGTCGCAAAGAATCTCTTCGTTCTGTTCCCCACGTACATCTTCATCGTACGGGTTGAGACGAGGCACGACTGTTGCTTTTTCTTGATGACAACGTTGACAAATCATAAAATTGGTCGGGGTTGAAGGATTTAAACCTCCAGCAAGGGCCGCCAGTTGAGAACTCGTAAAAACTTTAGAGCGGGTCGAGATAGCGCGATGAGACCTTGCCGTTCTTATCGGTCGTTTCGCCGTACTGCCAGACCCTCTTGAACAACTCCACTTTATCACCGACCTTCAACTTCAGGTCTTTCAACGAATCCGTGACTGCAATCTTTTTCATGAGCAGCCCTCACTCTCAAAAGAAGCCTATCATGGATTTGGAATTCTGTCAAGAGCTTTCTTCAAAAATGTTTTGGGGCGGACGATGGGACTCGAACCCACTCTAGCCCGATTCACAGTCGAGCGCGTCACCTGTTTCGCCTCATCCGCCGTAGACACAAACATCTTACTACGAAAGATGGCGACTTGTCAAGAACTTTTTACAGAAGAGACTTGATGCGTGCGACCACGGCCTTCTCTTCGGCCTTGGCTTCCGCTTCCAGCTTTGCAACTTCTGCCTTGACAGCAGCCAGCTTTACGCTGACTTTGCTATGGGCCTTAACGTAAAGTTGCTTCGCTTCTTGCTCAATCTGAACGGCCTTCGCCTTAGCGCGAGCGCCGAACATGTAGCCAATATCAAGCAAGCCTGCTGCGGCTGCCACAACTGCGAGTGCTACGAACATTGTTATCCCCTTTGCACGTTTTCTCGACGTGTGTATCGATCCGTTTGTAGATTTGAAATCGGCGTCAGTGTTTGTCCGTTGAGACTCACATATTCTACGCCGTCTTCGCCTCGGAAAATTGGTAAGTGTCGCTGCGATCCAAATCCTGGCTTCGCGTGTCCGCCCATAACCAGAATCAAGTCATCGCTGGTTAGTTGGTAGACCATTATTTGCCTTCTTAGCGTCGGCCTTCAGTACGGCCTCGGTAATTTCGTCTATCGGATCGAGGACTTCGAGATTCGATCCATCAACAAACTTGATCCACGTTCCCCCGGTCGACGATTGGAAACGAATGATCGTGTCGGTGTTGACTATGCTCTCGACGGGTTGATCACCGTCTTTCATGCCGACCGTCACCTTCATCCAGGGCACGGCTTACTCCTTGACTTTCGCCACCGCCGTTACAACAAGCGACTCATCGCTCTTGTTCGGAATCACATTGCGGTGCTTCGGATATTCGCCGCCATCACTCGTGTTCTGTTTCTGAGCGCAACGAACGGCTGCGCCTTCATCACATTTCGCTTCACGCACGGCTTCAGCCTTCGGGAGGTTGCCGCTGCGAAGCGTGGCCGTCTCGCCTGCGCTCTTGCCTCCGCGAGTGCCTTCACTTGCAGCGTCAAACGCTTTCATGTCCTTCTTCAAGGACGCATCGGGGTTGTTCGCTTTCGCCATAATTAACTCGCTTATTCGCTCTCTCCAATTTCCCAAGACAAAAACGGAACGAATCCGCTTCCAGCCGTAGATACAATCACTAGAGCCACTTGATCGCCGTTGTTAACGGCAACAGAAGAAGTGTTGACATACCCTTCTTGTCCGCCAGCCCCGATGTTAATGTATCCCAAAATCCCCGAGGTGGTTAAATTCTTTACGTAAACTTTGAGATTGCCAGTGATGTTGCTATCTAGCGGAGACGTTAGACGAACAAGAAGATGCCCGCCGACACTAGTCACATCATAAAGAACCAAAGGTGTATCCAAACCGGAACCAATCAACGGCACATGTACTTCTGTCGTATCAACGAAAAGATTTTTAACGTACCCGAAGAAAGCTGAACCAGACGCCAACCCTAGTGACTCTGCGGAATAAGTTGTGCTCGTCTTATCTCCTTGAATCTTTGATGATACTCATGCATCAATTGCAATCTGTCGTTTGAAGAAAGAAGCACTGGGGGTGGTGCTATCGGGCCAGAATACGAGCCACGTCTAGCATACAAATGGGACGTTATAAAATCTTCCCTGATGTTGTGCGGCTCCCCAACCGAGTCATACCTTTCGTCTAAATCTGGAGATAAACCCTTGTAAATCAAATTGGCTCCGACCCAACGATCTTCATCCCAAGGTCTTGGCGTACGGGCGTCTTCTACGTCGTCTTGTAATTGACCCATCGCTTTCCTGCTGAGCCAATAACCGCTGCCGCCGTACGGGCCGATGTCTTTGCTACCGTAACCACCAAGCCAATTATGCTTTTCAAATCCAGATTCTAGAAGGCTGCAAACTCGAACAAATGTGTCTACGTCGCACTTGAACAAATAATCGAAGCCTTTGTCGAGAGCGTACTTTATCATACGCCTTGTTTTTCCAGTTCCGTTTTCGTCGGCCACTTCTGTGTTGATGAATTCGTTAGAATATTCTTTGCGGCCAGCGCCAACGAAAAATCTGAAAGTGGCTACGTGCCCCGCATGTTCCCAGTTGTCTACGTTGTTTGGCACCCACATCTGAAGGACGCTGTCGTGCGCCCATCTGTCTTTTTCACAAGCCAAGATGCCAACAAGAACTCTCATTACAGTTTCTTCGATTTCTCCAGTCGGCCTTTCAGGTCGGATGGATCAGCGCCGTTTTTCAAACTCTTCTGTTGTCGCTTGTCGAACGAGTACGTGTGCTCGTGCGTGTCGGTCTTGAACGTGATGTGCTCGCGGCCATCCTTCACTTCGCGATGGACAATGTTTTTAAGACTCACTTATTTTTTCCTACGATTAGTTTTCTCAACCACGACGGAATTAGTGAGGGGGACTTAATCCCCCTCGGATGTTTCTTTTTTACAACTCTTAATGTCAGGGCTTTGCTAGCCTGCATTAAGCACCAGAATCTTGAACGTGAACCGTGAAATTGAACGGCCCCGACGCTGTCGGAATACCTTGCAAAGTACCGTTCTGAGATAACGACAAACCCGCTGGCAACGCGCCAGAAGCCAAAGACCAGAAGTACGGTGCCGTTCCACCAGTTGCTTGAAGCTGCTGAGAGTAAGCAGAAAATTCAACGGCATCCGGTAAGGACGTGGTTGTAATCTGCAATACGGGCACAGCAGCAACATTAAGACTAAGGGCCTGAGAAGCGACTTGGGACATAAGTTTCTCCTAGACACAGATTAAGTTGTAGTACTGCTTACAAAATTTATGGACTCGATCCGCTTACAGTTTGTAAGTCGTCGATCCGTCGACCGTGATCGTGTTCACGAACAAAACGTTAGTGATGTCGGAACCCGCCTGCCTAGAAATGTTTCCGTTGGCAAGCACGGCCTTGATTTAATACGTACCAGCGGCGAGTCCGCTTAGAGAAAAGTTTCCGCTCGCTACCACGTCGGACGTTATGACACCAGCGGGAACGTTGTTCAGCAACTTGATGGCACTGACAATCGCACCGTTGTTCGCTGCGCCCAAACTTCCTGTGACTGTCGATGCCATGAAATCTCCTCGCCTTAGTTCGGCGCTCCGTTGAACAACTTGTCCAGTAGGAAAAACTGGGTATCGTTGATGATCGCGTATTCGTTGGTTCCTGGTTGAAGACCTAGCGCCTCAACGTTCGCTGCGATCCTTTTGTTAAACTCTTCGTTCGTGTAAAGCAGTCCCTTCTCGGGAGCGCTCCAGTCCACAGGCATGTAATAAAATGGCACGGATCACCAGCCTGCTGCTTCACCTGCGGAGCGACCCAACTCTTCAGCCACTTTCATGACGCACTCATCAATGGCTTCGCAATTCGCGAACTCAGAAAAGCTGGCGTACTCGTAATAGTTCTTAACGACAGGACTGCATTCGACGAGCGGGGTTCCATGAATGTCACACCACTCTTCAGCGGTGCCTATTAGTGGCTTTGAGCCACGCGTACAACTGCACACCGCTTCGACGGCCCTGGGGGCGACCGCCACTGCGGCGGAAACTCCAATACCAAGCCACTTTAGAAATGATCGGCGATTCACGATCCACTCGTTACATTATTTTGGACGACACTCTCGCGATTCTTCCGCGCTTCGAACTGGTCAATCTCAACTTGAGACACCCGAGTCGCTCTCTCGCCGAGCGGTACAAGAGCCAAGGTAGGCCCAGAACGATCAGCAACAACGCGATAAGCTTTAGAGACGTACGGGTGCGCATCGGCTGAATCAGATACTGTCGGGCCAAAAGTCTTCGCAATCACAACAATCGTGTCGCCGTCTTCGATAAAAATCGGATCAGGAACCATTTGTAGACACCTATTCTTTGATTCACCACGAGACTACTGTCTCATTTTGAGACGTGACGTGTCCCACCCGTCTCAGATTGAGATGAGCCACGTTGAGGTCGTCTCACAATGAGACGCCCCTGGGGCGAGTACGACTGGCCTGTGTCGAGAAATCCCTGTTTCTCATCTCATTTTGAGACGAGGCATTTGCGAGTTTGCGTTGGTATCGACAGGGAGGTCGCAGTACTGCCAGGAGGGTTGTAGCCCTCCACTAAAACAGATGAAGCATGGCACCGATTTTAAATAGTTGATAACAGGGGACTTCTGGCGTGACGGTCACTGTTAGGGAAAGGTGCGGGTGAGCCACGTCGACGTCGGCCTGAGCCTCAAGGCGTCGGGGGCGGGTACGACCCGCCACCCCCCGGCCCCATTGAACTTTGGCGACCGAATTGCTAGGGGAGCAACTGAACGACCAAAGGCTAACTCCTTTGTTTTCAACAGCAATTGCTTCGCCCAAGGTTCGCCTCGTTGCGTTGCGCGACCTCAGCGCGGATCGGTTGCTGCCTGCGTTGCGCGTTGCAGAATACGATTGCGAAGCTTAACTCACGCCGAATCAACAACTTGCGCGGGTTTGCGAAGCGCTGGAGAACTAATTATTCTCCATCGTAGAACAAAAAGCGAAAATTATTGCGTGATTTTGTGTAATTATTGCACTCGCGCACCTCTCGCCTGGATGACCCGTTGCCTTGTTTCCAATTCACGAAACTTATATACCCTTTATTTTGTTGGAGTTACGTGCTTGTCTCACTATTTGTCGCGTCCTGACGTGACGTCTCAAGTCGACTAGTCTGTGTCTCAAGCTCGTAAGACGTCTCAAATCTCATCGTCTCAATCTGATACGCTCGCTTTTCGGCTGTCTCAGGATCGCTAGTGTGACACTGTGTCAATCTTGACACCACCAAAACTTTGGTGCAGAGAATAAATAGCGAACACCAAACAATTGGTGACACTTCGTTTTAGTAGCGATTGACGGTGATTGTCGGTGGTCGCGGTGATGAACGAGACGTACTACACGCAGAGTCTTTAATTGTTCGTTTTGTCCTATTTCTGTATGTCCAACTTATGTTTTATCTTGTAACTATATGATAATAAAAGAGTTATTAAATATGCTCAGATTATGGTTAACTTGGCGTGCGCTCGTGTTGGCTGTTTTCTCTGTGTAGTACTCCTCGTTCGTCACCGTGTTCACCGCGAATCACCGACAATAACGTCAAAAAACTCTTGACTTCTTCAGGTGTTTGTGATAGGCTCCCAGGCTGGAGGACAGCACAGTGACAAAGTTTAGCGAGACGAGGCAGCCCGAGCGCCGCCACGGTATTTATACGACGTGTCGTAAAGGTCACTCGATGGCCGAAGGTAACCCGAACGTGCGCGTTCGCGGTGATGGACAACGTGTGTGTCGTGTTTGTGAGTCGGATCGCCGTAGGCAGATATACCACGAGCAGAAGAAAATCAGGGCAGGCGTGCTCAAGCCATTCACTTTGGAGAATCCTTATTACGACGTGGAAGTCTACGAGCATACCTCGGTTGACATATTGAAAAGCTTTTACGACTGGCAAGGCAAGGTGCTAGTCAATGCCAAAGAGAAGCCGACAGGGGAATGGAAATCCCCGAATGGAGAGGTGATTAAGGCAGCCACTGTGGTTGAGATGTTAGAGCGCGAGATGCCGATTCTGGCTCAGCACATCTTAGAAAGGATGAAAGCCTGATGGCCGACTTCTACCACGATTACGAAAAGCTTGAGGACTTTGTCCGCGACGGCCGCAGGGTGGGTGAAAGAATTAGACGCTCGCCTTACGCCTACCTTCCCAGTGTCGGCGACCCGGCCAACACAGGAGACCATCGCCAAGAAGCTGTCAGGTTATGATGACGCGACGTGGTCTCGACTGAAAGAAGACCGCAAGCGTACGTATCGACGCGCTGCCGATTCGCTCATCATTCAGTGGTCTGAATTCGTGGCGCTGTTCTCATGAGCAACCTACACCCATTGGCTGGATTGTGTACGGAAGTTTTGAGTCGCTCGTAGTTTCTTCTTGACATTCAATTCGAGATTTGTCACACTACGCACAAGGAGACAAAAATGAAAACCACAATTCACACGATGTTTAGCACTGAACACGATGAACAATGGAAGAACGAAGTAGCCGACGATTTAAACACTCTGCTCGGTCGCGCCATTTACTTTAGCGAGACTAGCAATGACGAATCAGACCAAGCCGCAGAGAAGGCCACTTTGCGCATCGTCGAACGCGTGGCAAACTTCGAAGAGATTGAAGAGGTGCAATAAAGGGAAGCCTAAAGTACTAGGCCATTCGTACCATTGACTTCTAAACTCGCTGGAGTATGATGGTGGCAGGAGAAAACACCATGACCGAGCGACTCAATCAGATTCTCTCACAGTGGCACGAAGCGCACCGTCAAGACTTCGTACGTCGCGGATACACCAACCTCATGGCTACGTTCGACACCCAGGAACAGAAGCACACGCATGAAGGCGCGAAGTACATCCGCTTAGACGTCGGCGGATCAGGAGCATGGATGGTGGAAATTTCAACAGGCATCATCTATGGCATCAAGGGCTATGGCACGCCAGACAAAAAGAAAATCGCTGGCGACGTAAACGACCCCGAGTTCGATGGCTCTGTTCTGTTTCGCGACCGCTTTCGTCACGGTCGATTCGACAACCGGAGGACAGCATGAAATTTCGCGACTTGAAAGTAGGCGACACGTTCGACTGGCTCAACGACGCCAAGCCCATGTACAACAGTTTTTATCTGCGCTGCACCAAGATGTCGGCGCGAGGGTATGAGGACGAGCGCGGGACACAGCACAAAGTCGGCTCAGTCAACGCCGAAGTTTTTCACGTCGAGCCAAAGAAGACGTATTGCCACGTATGTCAAGGGTCACAAACGGCTCAGTGTCCTGATGTCAAGGCGGCGCAATGACCAAAGCCACACACCTCGGCACCTGTCAGGTCTGCTCATGGGAAGTGCGCGACGATACCCGCACGTTTGGATTCAGAAGGTAGTACATTCGTACCATTGACTTCGGTACTCAGAAGCGTATGATGGTATCACGCAAGCCCAAAGGGCGAGCGAGGAGATAAAAAATGAGTCACAAAATTGGCACCATGCGGGAGTTCAACACGAAAAACTTCAAGGTCGTCTGCGACGCGCTTGAGGAGAACGACCTAGACTTGTCTTTTGACGAAGACGGCAGCACGCTTAAAGGACTGCAATCCGGCGAGCTAATGGCGTTTGTGGCTCGTGTGCGCGTTTTCTTTCAAGGCCACGAAGTAGGCACCGATTACTTGGGAGGCTGCATATACAAATCGCTTGAAGACTTCATGAATCACCGCGAGTGTGGTGTACAGAATGCCAAGTACGCGCGTCGCGAGAAGCGCCAGAAGCTGACTCCTGGTAGTCTCGGTCGCTGTGGCTCTTATTTTCACGATATGATTCGTGAGGCTATCGGCGAGGCACGGAAGAATATGCTCGCGTATCAGACAATTCGAGTTCGCAACACGGAGGCGCAATCGTGAGGATTGAATACCGTACAGTTGACACGAGCACTCTCAAGGGACTCAAGCAAGCCGAGCGGCTGCAAGCACGCGGCTGGATAATTGGCCGCGTCGGTCTGTTTCTTATTCAGTTCTACCGGAGGGCGGTACGCTAAATGTTACGAATGCGGGTCACGATTAAGAAGGAAGACAGAAGATGGATAGGCACGTATAAACTGCCCACAGGCTTGCGGGTATTGGTAATATCGTACGCACACTTCGATATTTTTTGCGAATGGCTACAAACGTGTTGGAAACAGGACGTGACGCGCATGCGTCAAGAAGGCTGGAGAATATGCTCTTAATTCCGATGGACAGCCCGGACTCGATACCTTGTATCGTGCAGTGCCTCGCGTGCGGATCGCGCAAGAATTCCGGGCTGATGTATGCCGACATCGAAGGCACACCATACAAGGCGTTTTATTGTAGCGATACGGCGACCTGCGTCCCTGATAAGTTCTTTTCAATGAAGGAAGGAGGAAAACCATAATGCAAATAGGAATGGCAGTCAATATACCGAAGACCGAAGAGGAGCGCCAGAATTTGTGTAAGCTGATTATGCTTCTCGACGAGGCAGCGCTTCACGCCGTGAAAGCTGGACTGTACGTGCAGGGTTACCTGGGCAGCGAATTTTTTGGTGCAATCGCGAATCAGCTTATGGGAACATGGAGACGCGGGTTGTGACCCTCGCCTTGCCAACGCGTTTTCGACGTGCAGGATTCAGGGACGATAACGAGCGTTTGCGCGTCCAAGCTTTGAACGGAGGCCCCCAGGAAAAACTTTGGTGCCTTCGATGCTGCACACGCAAGGCAGAACGTAGGACGCGCTGCGATGCGTGCCGAGCTAGTCGAGAAGCACAGAACAAAGGGAGGAAGCGGTAATGTGGCCGTTTAATAAAATTCTGGATTGGATTGATAGGTATTTTGAACTTCAGGCAAGCCGTCGCGTCGAAGAGGAAGAGAAGCGTTTTCAACAAAACCTTGAGAACTTGTGGCAAAAGCCCGAAGACGAAAAAATTGAAAAAAGTGCTTGACAAGGTTTTGTGTTTCATGTAAGCTGAATTTGTAAATTGGTTTTGGTGAGTGGCTCAGGAGTGTTAGGGAGCCATTCAAACTGGCCCCCCGTAGTTTAGCGGTTTAGAACGTCCGTACGTGATGCGGTGAAGCTTCTAGGTCTTCACCAAAGTGCCCTAGACACTTGCAAACACTACGCGGAAGACCTAGGTTCGAATCCTGGCGGGGGGAGCATAACACTGAGAACGAGGCGACTCATCCGCGCCTACCTCGGGCTACTCACCAAAACCGATTTTCCGGCAAGCGCTCACACTCGATGTGAGTTCGTCGGAAGTAGTAGAGAACCACGGCGACTGAGCGCAGAGGCATGTCACCCGAGAAAACGTTACCCGTGACGCAAAAGGCAGAAATGCACAGTCGTCACAATGGGAACACGGGCTGTGAGCCAGCGTGAATCAGGGCAAAGGGTTCGACCGAGCCGTTATCACTGCCTTAGAAACGACCTGCGAAGGTGAAGGGGAGCTAGGTGGCCTACTCGAAAGGTAGGCAGCATGACTGAAGGCCCAGGACGCAAAAATCCACACCCCAGGCAGTATTTGCCCAGGCGGCAGGAGGCTCGACAAAATTTAGAAATGCAAAGGATACCAATGGATAGAATCGACAAAATGATTCAGGTGATTACCAGTACTAAACCTGAAATGTGGCCGACCGTAGATGAGTTACCCGAGGCTGATGTTTCAGACCTAGTACGAACGTTTGAAGCGATGACAGAGCTAGAGTCCTAGTACTTTTTTGTTGTTGACACTGGCGAGGATAAGCGTAGACTAAGGGCATGGAAAACACCTACCAAGTTCCCGAGCAGAATCTCGATAAGCTACGGGTGCAAATGGACAGGCTGACGCGCCGCTGCAATCGCGCCAAAATTGCCGCGCCTGTGATGACGGTTGGTGAGTACCGCGAGGAAACGCATAGCAAGCTGAATGAGTTCGACGAATATGTCAAAGTGGTGCGCCGCATCTACTCTGTGACTCTCCGGTCTGAAGGTCGCCCCAAGATCAACGGGTATGAGTTTGCCGCTGTGCTGTCGCCTGCGTTCGATGAAAACGGTAATCTCTTGGGCAATGTCATGCGTCAAGTTCCTGGATTCGAGGGCAGTATTCCTGAGCACTTCCGCAACGCAGACAATTACTGTGACCACTGCAAGACGCACCGTCGCCGTCTTGAAACGTTCGTGATTGCGAACGAAAATGGTTTTCGCCAAATCGGTCGCAACTGTCTCGCGTATTATCTGGGACTGACGAATCCCGAGACTCTCGCAGAACTAGCACAGATTTTGATCGACGCGGATGATTTGATGGGGATGGCAGAGGATGAAGGTTTTGGCGGTGGCGGCTCTTCTGCGCTGGATCGCTACTTGATGTCTGAAGTGCTCGAAATCGGCGCATCTGCTATCCGTCAATATGGCTGGCTGTCTGGGAAGTCGGCGCGTGAGTTCGACAAAACTTCGACGGCGCAGCGCACACGAGATTGGATGTTTGGTGGCCCCAAGACTCGCGAAAATTTCGAACATAAGCTGACGGTGAGCGAAGAGGATAAAGCCCTAGTCGCCGAGACGATGGAATGGCTGGGCACAATCGACGCGAACACGACAGACGACTACTTGTACAACCTGTCTCTTCTGTCTCGCACAACGGCTATTCGTTCTAAGGAATTCGGATACGCGGTCTCCGCAATCAGTGCTTATTCCCGAGAGAAAGAACGCACTATTCGCCGCAATGCCCGGATCGAGTCTGACAAGAATTCTGAGTTCGTCGGCGTGGTTGGCGAGCGCATGATTTTCGAGAATGTACTCGTGGTCTACACCAACACGTACGAATCAGATTTTGGCGTGACACACTTTTACAAAATGAAGCAAGGCAACAACGTTCTGGCCTACTTCGCATCGAACGATATGGGCTGGGAACAAGGCCAGACGGTGGCACCGTTCAAAGCTTCCGTAAAGCGACATGAAGTTCGCGACGAAGTCAAGCAGACCATGATTACTCGCGCGACGGTGCAACCAACGGCGGAAGAAGTAGCCGCCAAGAAGGTCGCACAAAAAGAAGCGGTGGATTTGAAAAAGTTTCTCAAGACAGTAGCCTGGGGCTAAAATTTTTCAAGGAGAAAACATGGACAAACTTTTTACACTAAAGATCACCAAGCAGGAACGCGATGAATTGCTTCTCGCCGTAGAAGCTGCGGCGGAAGAATACAGGAGTGTCGCTAATCAAGTTGCCTCGCGGTATCTTGCCAAGGCTTTTGAAAATGACGCCGTGGGATTTGATCGTCTCGCGTACGCTTTGAAGAACCTTGCCAACCGTCAAGAGGTTAACGAAATTGTTGCCGTGGGATTTGATCGTCTCGCGTACGCTTTGAAGAACCGTGCCAACCGCCGAGAGGTTAACGAAATTGTTGCCCGCGAATTGGCGACGGGAAATAAAATCAACGCCATAAAAGCCGTGCGGCTACGGCGATGGGTTTAAAGGAGTCTAAGGATTACGTTGACAACTTCACGACTTCGCCGGATTACGGGCAGGGGATTATTTAAATGCGGATGGTTCTCATATCGTGGCGCGAAGCTATCAAGCGCTTTCGTGTTCTGCGATGTCGAGGATGCAGCGCAGAGGACAACGGGAGCGACTGGTTTATCGAAAAAGATAGCACGCCACTAAATGGCCCTTATTGTCCTGAGTGTGCTGTCAGGATTGTAGGAGCGAAGGACGCTACACGTAGTACGAATCAGTTTTACGCTGACACACGAGGAGAGGTGATTTTATGAAAATTCGCGTACCCGGATTAACGCAAAAACAAATCAAAGGGATCGTTCGACTGACAATTTGTTCCTATGCTGTGCTGTTTGGCTTTTCAGGCTGGGCTATTTGGTATTTGAAACCCGCCTCGGCGCAAGAGGCTCACGTAGGCGAGCAGGTTGTTTTCAAGCTTGACCATCGTGATTCTGTTGGTCGTTACGTGATGGAGGCTCAGGACGTACGCATCGCTTATACAATTGAGCCGATAGAGGGTAGTCATCCCGCGCCTCTGTCTGACGATGCTCTCGTGTTGTGCAGACCGTACAACGAAGGTCCTAAGCTGTACCTACGCTGTGGCATGGATCGTTATGGTGTGCGCAATGTAGGTCTTATTCCTAGGAAGCACAAGAAAGAGGGGAACGAGGAATGAAGACTTTAATCACGGTCGCAGCATTTCTAGGGCTTGTTATAGGCTTATTTGGCCTGTTTCTGTGCGTCATAGCCAGCCAGTCTGACCGACGCGCCCCAAAGCCCCCGGAGAGAAAGTACTAGGCCATTCGTACTATTGCATTCTCTTAGGATAGGCGTATACTCATGAATAGGAGGCACCACCAAATGAGCAACGCAGCTATCGCCAAAACAATGATTTTCTAAAGTCGTGTGGTATCGCGCCTGTGACTTTTGAAGGTGGCCGGATCGTGCCGTGGAAAGGAATGTCATGTCAGAAGACCTAGGTCCCTACGGGGAAGATGTGTGTTTCTTTTGCAAGAAAAGGCCAGACGAAGATCACCCCGAGCGCATCGCGGGGTATCAGAAGCCTGACAAGAATGGCGTGCTGCGCGACGCATGTCAAGAATGTGTTAAGGAGAATTGACAAATGTACGAACGACTAGACTTCAGTAACACAAGTGGGCACGCGACGGCGTTTTACAAATCGCCTGCGGGGAATGAGTGTGCATACGATCCAGCCGATGACGGACCAGAGGTGGAGATTATTCGCAACATCCGCGCTATGTATGGTTGGGGCTTCATTAACTATTTGTCGCGCGAGACGTACTAGAACCTTGGCGCGAGACAAATTTTGGTTCAGAGAATTTCGTTTGAGTGGCCGCGTGAGCATTCGACAAAACAGATTTTACGATGGGGGTACGCCGGGATAAAAATCGTGCCATAGTTTTCCTGTTTTAGTGACATGGAGAACGATAAAGCACGCGCCAAGCGTTTGATGGATGGCTTTAAGCTGACCATCGAAAAATGGGAAACTGTCAACACGTATCAACGCGGCGTTTGCGCGTTGTGCGGTCGACCGTGCCATACAGGTAAGCGCTTAGCTACCGATCACTCTCACTTAGACGGGCTGTTCCGAGGACTTCTTTGTTCGCAGTGTAACCCGATCCTAGGCAAGCTAGAAAATGCCTGGGTTCGCCTAGGCATGCACAGGCAAGAGTCTGTGTCCTTCGTTGAATTCGTTCGCAATCTCCTGGCCTACGTGCAGACGCCCCCGGCGACGACCGCTCTCGGTTACGCCCACTACGGCTATCCCGGCAAGGTCAACACCAAGAAGCACCGTCTCATGTTGAGACGAATAGAGAAAGAAAAGCGAAAGAAAATTCGTGCCATACAATAGCTGTTTTAGTGGAAGGTAGCAAACCAAAAATGAGCACAGACACACAGGTTCAAAACGTCGTAACCAGGGACATTGACTGGGCCAGACACCACCTCTTCCTTTTGCTAGCTGTTGGCGTATTGGTAATAGGTTCGATCTATGGTATAGAGAGCATTCTTGCACGCAGAGCACACGATCAACACGTCGAAGACATGGCGCTATTGGCTCAGATGCAAAAAGCGAATGAGCAAACACAGGCCACGACACAGAAGCAGATCGACACGCTCACACAGCAAAACGCGAATCTCCAAACGCAACTGACAGGCCTAAGTGCGTCCATCGTGGCTCGTGATGCACAGCTATTTAAAGATCGTCAGGACATCAAGACTCTCCCGCCATCTCAGTTAGCCACTAAGTGGGGAGCAGCAGCAAACGAGGCCGCGCCGACAATCAGCACGAACGGCGATTTCGATGTGCCGCTGCCGCTCGCACAAAAGTCGGTTGACGCACTCATACAAGTTCCGGTGTTGTCGAAGGACAATACAGATTTGAAAGCCTCACTCACTGCGGAGATGCAAATCGCTACGAACAATCAAACGAAGTTCGAGGATGAGAAAAAGGCCCACACGTCTGATAATGACACCTGTAAGCAAACAATCGTAACGAAAGACGCCGAGATCAAAGACGTGAAAGCACAAGCAAGGAAGCGCAATATCCTTATCGCGATCATCAGTGCTGTCATTGGCTACGGCTTACATCGATAAACAGAGGGAATATGAGCAACGTACCGAAGGCCGATAGGCTGACCGTGGACGAAGTGTCTGCGGTATTCAACAGTAACAAAGGCAACATTAGAAAGACGGCGAAGGAACTGGGCATCAGTCGTTCCTCTGTGCGCCGCAAGCTGGCGAACACAGGGCTGATGGGCAAGCCATTATCAGGCGGAACGATCCTAGGAACTGAAACCGAAAAGCTGCCTCTGCCTCCAAGCGGCGAGGTGTACCGCTACATCCTGTCGTCTGCGCAGAACAACACCAAAGTGCACGACGAAGTGTGGGCCAACCTGAAGGCCTTGGCGAAGTATTACAACGCACGAATCTTGATTGGCACGTACACTTATAACCAGAACGCGTACGGCCAACTGAGTGTCAAGCGCGGCAAACATAAGCCTACCGGAAGACTGCTTTGGTATGATCCAAATGTATCTCCGTATTTTGCGGATAGGCGAATCGAGCTAGCTAATGGCCTCGTGTGGTGCGGCGAGATGAACACGCTGCCCACAGCGGTGAACCCGCTAGCGGGCTTCGAGGCGTACTCGGGACGCAAGTCTGCTATTTTCCCTCACGCGAAGCTGGCAATGCGCAGCCTGCCGACGATGCAAGGCGAAGGTGTGAAGCTGAGCTACACCACAGGCACGGTGACGCAGAAGAACTACATTCAAAAACGCGAAGGACTCAAGGCCGAGTTTCACCACATCTATGGTGGTTTGCTTGTCGAGGTGAACAGCGATGGTAACTGGTTCGTTCGACAGTTGAACTACGACCAGGGTACCGACACGATTCAGGATTTGAATATTCTCGCGCAAGGCGGAAATATTGTAAGCAAGAACGAATCGGTCGAGGCTATCACGTATGGCGACCTTCACGGCACGTTCGCAGATGAAGAGGCTGTTCGTTTATCTTTGAACATGCTGGATTCACTTCGTCCTCGTGTTCAGTTTTTGCATGATGTTATGGAAGGCGCGGCGGTTAATCCGCATCAGCGCCGATACCAAACGAATCACGAGAAGTTTCACACTTGGCTTCGCGGTTATCACAAACTGGACAATGAATTAGTCGACACTGCGAAAATCATGGCTGCTTTTGATCGCCCAGACGTTAAGACCGTGATCGTCGACTCGAACCACGATGACGTGTGGTTGAAGCGCTGGCTCCGCGAGTATGACTATCGAAAAGACCCGCCCAATACTGAGGTCTTTTTGAAGCTGCAAGCGTATCTGTACGGGCAGATTCGCAACGGCGTAACCGATGAACAGTCGCGTGCTCGCACTGCGAATCCAAAAATGGTGCGAGACATTAACGTTCTCGAATATGCTTTGCGAGAAGTCGGCGGATATAAGGCTCCGGCGAAGTTTTTGATTGCCGACGAATCTTACAAGATCGCTGGTGGTAAGATCGAATGCGGCATGCACGGACATCTGGGGCCATCGGGTCGATTCGGAACGCCTGAGAACCTATCGAAAATGGCTCGCCGCGCTAATACGGCGCACACTCATAGCGCTGGGATATACGACGGGCTGTACGTGGCCGGAACCTTGGCAAAGTGCCGTTGGGACTACATGAAGGGGCCGAATTCTCAAAGTCACAGCAACATTCTGACGTACAAGAACGGGAAGCGTGCGATCATCACGCAATACGCGGGGAAGTGGAAGGCATAAGTGGGCCATTTGTTTGACAAGCCAATCGTCCCGAAAGACGAGCA